CGTGATGTTAATCAGGTTTGAGGCCAAACGGCTAAACGCAGTGTCGGTGTTCTGAGCGCGGAAATTATCGTGGATGGTGGTACGCTCCTGCTGGAACTCAACGCCCTGGGGTGTCTTCGAGTATTGCGGACTCCCGGACTCGGACGAAACAGTCATGTCCGAGATACCGAGTAGGTTCATAAGTAGCGTCTTGTATAGGCCATAGTTCGTGACGAACTGGCTATACACACTGTTGCCCATATCGACAGCGTCAACTTTGGCTTCCTTGCCAGTCTCCCAGATGGCATCCGCATCCCAGACCAGGGATTCGAAATTGACATCATCGGACTTGCCGCCGACCTTGATCGGTGGACGGATGCCCATAGAAGTAGCCAGCACGTGGTCGCGGACTAAGCTGTCAAGAATATTCTGGACATGGCCGCCCAGTTCGACAAGACCTTTACCGTACGGATTCTGCAGATCTTCCAGGCAGTAGATGCCTGTTATCGGCATTTCGCCAGTCGGGTTTTTGTTAGTGGTTTCACCGACACATGCCTCGTCTTCGTCCATATCGGGAGAGTAGTAATAGAACGGTGCGCCGTAGCCGCGCTGGAACATGCGAATAATCTTTAAGAAATTACCAGGGATAGATTGCTGGCGTTCAGTAGGATTTTTCTTTTTGGTGTCTTTTTCGCCGCCCTCATGCGAGCGTACGAGCGTCTCGAGGCGGGCAACATTCCAGGAGTTGTTGCTCTCGCGCTTCTCATGCTTGGCCAGCTCATCTTCTTTTTTGGCCATTTGGATCGTGGCCTTAACCTGGCCCTTGGTGAAGTACTGGTTGAGATAGATCTTATTACTTTCACGGTCGGATACTTTGCCTTTTTCGAGGATGACGTCACGGACATAGGGCTTGGAGAAGTCTGCACCGCTGTAGCCGTCACGAACAGTAAAGAAGCTGTAGAACCAGTCGCTCCCGTGCGTTTGAGAGCCTTTTATGCCGTTAAAAAACTTATTGAAGAAAGAGGACTGTGTCGTGGCATTCGGAATGATCCAGCGCGTCCAGTAGACGCCCACGAGTTCGGTCATCCACTTTGGTGCAAGCTCGCTGCGCACTTTGCCCGTCTGCAGTTGGCGCAGCTGACGCATGGCGATTTCAAGCAAAAGGCCGGATAATGTGCCGTCGTTGACTGGGGGTAGTTCGTCCGGTAAGTCCTCGGGTAATCGGTTGTCGGCCAGGCGCTCATACTCGTCGAAGTTAACAAAAAACTGCTCGGCGTATTCTTGTGCGCCGTCGTATTCGTCTTTGAGTTCTGTTTTTTCTAAGTAAGATGCCACCGGATTTGCAACCTTATTTCCTTGTTACAGAAACGGGTCGGTACTTCCGATGGCGTTCTGAGTTGATTATAACATAAGCAGCTTTATAGCTGCAACTTATCCGCCTTTGCGGGCTTGGTGCGATGTGCGGCCTTTTGGAAACCGCCGATACACACGACTTATTTCTCTGAACCAATATTCCATGTAAAAAGCAAAGGCTTCCTCATTGTCGTAGGCGATCGGGACACTGGCGCGATTAAAGGTCGCCATCACAAGATGCACAAGTTCGTGGGCCAAGACACTTAGGCTGAACTTCGGCATCCATATAACGGTACAGGTATGGTCACTGTTCTCGAGATCCAGACGGATATTCATGCCTGCAGCTCGCTCCATGTCGTCAACATAGATATACTTGGCTGCACGCATTTCCTCGACTAGCTCCTCCCACGAGCCGATCATAAGGACTACCCAGCGTCGATATACTTTTTCTTCGAAATGCCACTCAATCACTGTTTCGCCTCCAAGCCATCGACTCTCTGACGAAACTCGGCCTCAAAGGCAGACACTATCTGGTTGTCGATCTTCCTGTGACGAGCGCCATTACCGTAGGTTTCGCCGGCATATTCAAAGATATAGCTAAGGTTCACATAGCCACCGCGAAACTCATGTGTAAAGCGAGCCGTAACACCTCGATGCTCTACTGACCATCCGTTTTTATTATCGCCGCGGGGCTTACGATCATTGCCATGCACGTCTTTGAGGTACCGATAGATTTTACGCTCATCGAACATCGGTTTCTGCTTGACAATCTCTCGTGCCGAACGGCGCAGGAGCTTTGCTTTCCGGTTATTCATGGCCTGGACGCTCCTCGCCTACCTTCCAGCGCTTGACGATCCTCAGACCGTCAGGAGTGCCATTGTCCAGTCCAATACCGAAAGATAGCTCTGATATTTGCCCACTCGCCAGCAATTCGATGCTGCTTACCACTACTGCAGCGGCTTGAGACTTAGTGGACGCCTTAATAGTTTCTTCCTGCAGGTGCTCGACACGCTCTACTTTGCCATGGCGATAGGTCTGGCGCAGGATATCGGCTGGCCGGCCGTCTTCATACGTTATGCGATCTTCTGTTTTACCGAACTGTGGGCCGGCAGACATTATTTACCCTCCGGAAGTGTCATTTGCCGTTCGGCCAGGCTCATGGGACGTTCCAAGATCACTTCGCCCGTGTCAGTGCGGACCTCAGTGTATGTCTCAGCATCAAAGTTCAGGCACTCCTCGACCTCAACATCGCGATATTCGATACCCGTAGCGACAGTATGCGAAAGCATGTCGTAATTGGCTTGAGCTGATTTGTGGTCGGTCGCTGCCTTTTTCTTAGCGGCGGCGGTCTGTTCGAGCGTTTCTGAGGCATCATGCAGTCGATCGGCGATAGCCAGGCGCTCTACTTTAGTCAGGGTGCAGGGTAGATTTTCGGTTCTTTGTTTTTTGGCGATTGTGCTCACGATTGTACCTCCTCCGGCAATTCCTCGAAGTAGTCCGGATTATTTTCAACAGCTTCGGCGTCCACTATAAAACTGGCGGTATGGTCCTTGCCGATACCAATAAGCACCTCATAATGAGGCATACAATATTCGGTCTTGTACGGTGCTGGATCCTCGACCAGTGTGCCGACTGGTAGTAATTCTTTGATTAGTTTGTAGCGTTTCATTGTTCCCCCTTGCTTAGATTGGTTGTCGTTCACTTTACCTACCTCCGTTTACCATGTATGAACCCCTTCGCGGGCGTGGACGATGTGGCCTCGGTTTGGCGGCTGGCGCGGGACTTTTCAGGGCAAGCGTCTGGAAGGCGTCGGTGCCGTGACTTGTCCAGTCATGGACGGGCTGGTTTTCGTAAATCATCATCTTGTCGTTCCACTTCTTGCAGTAGCCTTTCAAGGCGTTGATGCCGCGGGCGCAGCGTTTCTTATCGAACCAGCATCGGGCCAAGATATTGCGTATGGCCTCGATACCATCTTCCTTGCTTTCCGGGCGCTCGATCACCTCGAAGTCCATACCGAGCGTGCTGGCCGTTTCGTAACGGCTCACACCCGTACCTAGTTCACGGACTTTAAGATCGTGTGGACCGTAATGCTTCTCATAGTGATAATCTTTCATGCGTTCGAAGCTAGGGTGCTGGCCGGCGAGAACTTTCGCATAGTGTGCCAATCCCTCCCCACTGTTTTCGTAGTAGTCGATCATGCGGATCTCGTTATGCACGAGCTGTACGAACCAGATGCTCATTGAATCATCAATGCCAAGATCCCAGAAAGTATGTACCTTGAGTAAGGGATCAAAAGGCACGTTGGCGATCCTACCGTCATCGGCCGCCCGGCGCATCGCAGCGCCAAAGTATGAACCGACCACTGGGCTGTCAAACGAGCAGTAATACTCCTGGTCCACAAAGGCGTGCGCTTCTTCCTCGGAAAGGCCACGAGCAACGTAGCGTTCAACAGTCTGACGACGGATCCGCTCCATTTGTTTCTTGGTGAATACGTCCGTATCGTTGACGGTGAGAATTGAGACGTAGACATCAGGATCATTTTTCCAAGCCTCAAGCATACCTTTGGCCGCACCGTCACCATTAGCAGTCATATTGACGAGCAAAACACCGTCGTTCGCCTCGATAATAGGCATGATGATATCAATGATCTGCGGGTCCATCGCCTGGAACTCGGAAAGCACGAACAACTTACTATTACCACCACGAGCACGTCCTGGCTTATGAAAACTTACGACGCGGATAGATCCACCCGTAATCAGCTCGATACGCTTAAGGCTATCGTTCAAGCCGTCATCGGCCTTATTTTTCCGGACCCTGAGGTCTAGTGGCACGAAATCAGTAAATCGAAGGCCATCATTCGTGTACGCCTCCCAGAGGTTATCACGTGCCATATCGCTCGTCGGAAAGCCATATTTGACCGTCATCGGCTCCTCGGCCGACCGCTCGACCGCAGCGTTCCAGTCGGTCATATCCTTGCCGGCACGACGGTGCCAGACTTTTACGAATATCCGATACCTTTTACCCTTATGGGCACCTTCGCCATGAAAAGCATCCCAGAAATCCTGCTGGTAGTCCCTGGCCCTATAGATGTGTGGGAGCTTAATCGTCTTCGTCGTCACCTTTTCTCACCCTGGTTTCGACAATTACTTTTTGCTCGCCGCCTTGTTCGGTCTTCTCGATAACACCATGCTTTGAGAGCATAGCCCCGACAGTCTTCTGAGACTTGTAGTGCCCCGATAGACTTTTCTGGATGAGTTCTTCGGCCTGCTTGTTATTGAGCCGCTCCATGATGGCTGCAAATTCTGGACTTATTTTTGCCCATTCGTATAAAGTACTGCGGGCGACCCTAAGATGGAGTGCCAGCCCGAAATCAGTCGGCAGTTTTACTTCGGTCTTTCTCTTGGTAAACGTATCCTTACAACTACTGAGGTAGTTCTCTGCATCAAAAAGAGCGTTTGGTGGCACGCCGTCCACATACTCTTCGGCCTCCTCAATTTTTTGACCGTTCAGCTTCGACGGTGCGCCACCAGCATGTGCCATCAAGATGCCCCCATCTGTAGGTTGATGCGTCGCTGCACTAAGCGTAAACGCTTGATCGGTGATTGTTCGTCAGGATCTTGGAACTTGGGGAGATTGTAGCGTGGTACAGAAAAATAAACCCCGAATAAATTTGTGGGATCTATGGGCTTTTGACCAATGGAACGCTTTTTGTCCATAAGGGAGGAGCAGGTTTGAAGCCTGACCCGCCCATTCACGTGTCAGCTCCCGTCATGGATAGCAAAGAGTTTAGTAGTGCGGGAGCCTTACTTGGAAGGTGCGGAGAACACACAGACGTGCGCCTCCCTTATGGTTCATCCCGAATTGATTATTTGCTTGCAGTATAGCATAAGCGCCGCAAAACGCAAATGCTTGTGTAGTTGAAAATTGCGTGATAGTATTGGCTCATTCACATGTCGAACTCGTGGCCCCAAGCACTTGAGGTCGCGTTAAATGTGGCGTGACCTCGGAGAAATCCGGGGTCGTTCTAATTCGACGCTCTCTAATTAAAAATCTGTGCAGTACCTGCTCGGCCTGGCTTTCAAGGAAAGGTTTTGTATGGTTAAGAAAACTAAGAAGCTCTTTGCGATTTACACAGATGTAGACCACAAACTCCATCGAATCAAGATTGCCGAGGGCGAAACTGCTGATTTTGCATTCCCTAAGGGGTTTGTAGTATTTGATTCCGAACAGGAGTCTGACGGTGGAAGTAGCGGTTATGTGCCACTTGGCATGAACGGACAGTACCCGATGCTACAGGGTGATGATATAAGTCATCTGGAGGGGCAGCTACTAACCCTCTGTGATGCCACATTTACTAATAAAGAACAGCGTGAGGCTTTCAAGGGGATGGTAAAGAATATCCTCTGGGACAACTACAATGGCCATGTCGATAGACTGGGCATAGAGTTTGGCAACGCTAACGAATAATCGATAACCGCCAGTCGAACACGGTACTGCATAGATTTTTGTCTTTTACTTCGGTAGAAGGCAAAGTGCTAAGTTAAATGCACCCTGATTTTCGAGTCCGGGCTAGTTTAATGACGCTTAAAAACTGACACAGCACGGCGATAGAGACGCCGTCAGTTCAATGTTGCCTGGCGCTCGGTAAGGAGTCAGCGTATGAAAAAAACGAAGCCGCGCCGCAAAGATATTGTCCGCCATCCAGTCCCGGTGCTTTACCCTGGGACGATGAGTGCAAAACAGTACCAAAGAGTCCAGCGCAATATTCGAGCACTCAATTTGCTACAGATCAACCGAATAAAAAAATAATGCAAGTGAGCGCCAGGCAACATTGAACATCTCTAGTCCGCCCGGGAGGGTGTATTACTTCGTGCATTCACTGAATGGGCCACCAGTTAAACCGATCATGTCGGCGTGGCCCCTCGGAGCTGAGTGCATGAGGGTAAGAAGTGATACTACGGAAGGGACGAGCAAAGAACACGAGCTATTTTCTGTGATGGGAATGGTTTCCTGCTGCCGGTGGAGTTGTACGACCTCCCCTACGATGTCCGATAACTACGTGACCCCTGTTAATGGGCGCTTTTATCTCCATTTTAGGTAAAACAAAGACGTATAGGTTGTGAATGCAAGAAACGGCAACCGCCAAGCCTGCAAGCAAGCGCCTTAGAGACGTTGCTTTATGTTGTGTTAGTCATTAGAGGGTTTACCTGCCAGTACTAAAACTGAGCAGGGAGTGTTGGTTATGGCTTCGCACAGGGATCTTTACTTAACACTGTTTTAATGTTTGTGTAATTCACAAAATGATGGGATAGCTTCGGGGGTATCGAATAATTGTTACACATTATTATACGTTCCTACAGATCGTATGTGAAGTAAATCGTGTGTATCAGAGGTGTAAGAAATATTACAATTAAGTCACCGGAGTAGTGGCAGAGAGTTGAGTTTACGGAGAAATGACCTTGCGGGAGGCCTTCGACCTCTATCGTCTGGATTTTATTCTGTTCCAGAATCAGTCCCCAAAGACGGAAGAAAACCATCAGATGGCGTTGGGTTCCTTAATGCGGTTCCTTGGGAAAGATATTCCGCTTGAGCAGCTGACATTTGAACTGGTAAGAAGCTGGAAAACAAAGTGCGAGCAGTCAGGCAATTCCACGGAAACGACCAGGAGTTA